ACCGGCAGCGTGACTTGGCCCAAGAACGCAACATGGGGCGACCCGATTATCTGCTGATCTGTAAGCCTGGCACAACAAGCGAAGCCCTGGATCGGTTCGAGAAGATGGTCCAGCGCAAGCTGCGCGGCGCTAAGAACGCGGGCAACATCCTGACCCTCACCGGCGATGCCGAACTTGCTCCGCTGGCTATGCCTGACGTGTCGCTTGGATCAGCCGACAAGATAGTGGAGGAGATAGGCGGCGCGTTCGGTGTGCCGGTATCTATGCTCAAGGCCAATTTCCATGTGGCCGGTGGTCAGGCTGAAGTCAGTGACGTTCACTGGTTGCGAAATACCATTGCCCCGCTATTGCAAGTTGACGAGGAGAAACTAAACGAGCGACTGGTGGAGGGGATGTTTGGCCTCGATGACGCGGTGCTGGCCTACGACAATGTGGTGCCAGAAGACAAGATCTTCGAGCGAGATAAAGCGGTGGCCTTGACCGGCGCTGGCATTTCGACGCTCAACGAAGCACGGCATGACCAGATGCTGGAGCCGTCCGACGATCCCCTGGCTGATTCATTGTTGATCAACGGCCAGCCGTTAGGGGCCAGCGCTCCAGTATTCAATCTCCCCTTCCAATCGCCAGCGGCGCAAATTGAAGAACAGGCCGAGCCAGTGCCAGCCCCGCAAATTGAAGAACCGGCAGAGCCAGAGCCAGAGCCAGTTCCAGTCGAACCCCAGGGCGATGAGGTGGCTAACGAGAGCGTCTTGAACGGCGCACAAATCACCGCGGCCACCGGCATAGTGATGCAGGTCGCCGAGGGTCTAATGCCAAGAGATGCTGGCATTGGTCAGTTGCAAGTGTTGTTCAACCTGAGCCTGGAAAAGGCCGAAATGATTATGGGTTCAGCAGGAACCGGCACCGCTACTACGCCTAATGTGGTTGAGGCGCATCATGCGGAGCCTGACGCGGAGCAAGGCCAAGAGCCTGCCGCGGTTGCTTCTCGCTCGACGGTGCCTGCCACATGTGGAGGCGGCAAGATAGTCTCGCAGGCAGAGATGGTTTGGAAGCAGGCAGACCCGGCAATCGGCCCGGCTGAAGATACGCAGCGGGATGACGAGCAAGCATCGAAGATATCCTTGATGCAGGCGGCGATCCAGGAGGTGCTGGACCGATTCGGCGGCATAGTCGCGCAGCGCATCGGCAGCACTCGTCAGCACCGGCCAAGAGTCAAGCTGCGTAATACCGATATCGAGGCGATCATCAGCCAGATCAACCGGGACTTCGAGCAGATATTCATCGACGAAGTCCGCGGCCCAATGGCTGAGATCATCGCGGTGGGCGGCAATGCAGGCGTAGCACAATTAGCTGAAGGCGGCTTGTTTGACGGCGTCTTCGACGTTACCAATCCTGCGGTTGATGCCTTCATCTCAAGCCATACAATCGAGCTAGCCGGTAATGTCCGGGCCACTACGCTGAGTCAAGTTCAGCGGGTACTCACCGAGGGCATGGCCGCAGGCGCATCACCGCAGACACTGGCCCAGCAGATCAACGAGGCGGGGATGTTCGGCAGTGCCAGGAGCGAGGCTATCGCAAGAACAGAATCAGCCCTGGCATATGTGGAGGGCGAGAAGGTAGGCTGGCAGGAGTCCGGCGTGGTCGCTGGCATGAAGTGGTTGCTTGCCCCGAACCCGTGCGAGTTCTGCCTAGCCCTATCAAAGCAATTCAAAAACAGAACAGTAGGCTTATCCGATTCGTTTATCAGTGCAGGCCCGAATGTGGTTCTGCAAGGCGCTAGAGGCGGCAAGATGAAAATAGACTTCCGCGATATCAAGGGGCCGCCACTGCACCCGAATTGCAGGTGCGACCTGATCGCAGTACCTAACTGACGTTTCCCCTTCAAGATTGGAGCAGGCAGATGAAACAGTTAAAGCTATGGATCAGCGACATTGCAGAGATCGGGATTGGCGTAGTATCGCTTGGCGTTCTTGCCGGTGTGCTGTTCGGTGATGCTGTTCCGTTTGTAGGTAACGTGGTAGCAAATCTAACTGGGCTGATTGATAGCTTGGGCCAGCACGGTCTGGTTGGCTTGATTGCCCTGGGCGTTATTGTGCATCTGTTCAGGAGGAAATGAAATGGCGCGCAAACAGTTGGGCGCAGACTTGAGCGTTGCGGCAGGTTCAAGGGAATTCCAAGCAGCGATCTCCACTAGTGATGTGGACCGCGAACGGGAGGTGCTGATCCCTGACGGTGTCAATACGCGGGAGTTCATGCAAAGCCCCACGGTATTCTGGAATCACAATTACGATATGCCGATAGGCCAAGCCACCGGCTTCGTGCGTGAGCCGCAGCATGTGATGGCCCGCGCCAAATTAGCTGACCGGCCCGATACGCATGAGGGCGAGTGGTTCCCTGATACGGTTTTGAGCCTGATACAGCAGGGCGTGATTCGCGGCGTAAGTGTCGGCTTCGAGTCCATCGCAAATCGGCGGGCTACGCCGAAGGACAAGCAGCAATTTGGCGATGAAGTCGAGACGGTTCATAGCCAATGGAAGCTCCTGGAGTTCTCAGTGGCACCCCTGCCCGCCAACCAGAACGCCCTGATCACCGCCGTCAGCAAGGGCTTGGTCACCAAATCCACCGCCGGGGCATTGTTCCCTACGGTCAATTTGGAGGCTGAGCCGCGGCCTAAGCCACCCAGACCCAGACCCCTGGTGGTAATCCTGCCGCCGTCTAGAACCGCTGAGAGGGCGACCACCGCCCAGCAAGTGGCGGCAATGGTCGATAAGAGGCTGGCATGGCACCTGGCCCGCCGGGCGGGGAAGACCTTCTATTGACAGGTCCGGTGGTGGGTCGCTATGATCCCTGGATGAATTAGCGCAAATCAAGTCCTGGCTGGACGAGTTGCCTGCGGCGTGGTTGGACGAGTGGCCCCTCACAAGGCCGAATCGGTTGCCCCGTTGCAAAGGCTGGATCGGTTGTCAGCGGCAAGCGCGAGCTTGTTTTCTGTCAACTGAAAGGTCTTATTATGGCAACTCCTGCGATTCCACTACGCATATTCCGTGACAATATCCTGCCGGGGCTGGTCAAGGCCGCGGGCGGTGATGAAGCCGCACTCATCAAATCGGTCAAGCTAACCCTAAAACAGGGCGACGAAGAGGCCGAGATTCCTGTCGTGAATGAGGCAGGCGAAACGGTGCCGGTGACCGAGATCATCCTCGTCGGCGCACCGTCCGAAGAGGACGCGGTAGACGCTGGCATTGCTGAAGAGGTCGAGGAGCCGGTCGCTGCCGAGAGTCTCCAGCGGATGGTGGATAGTGCAATTCGGAAACAGCTAGGCGGCTCCGGTCTTCACCAGCGCAACCCGATCCGCAACGTACCGCAAACCAAGCAGCGGGTTCCTGCCCAGGCTCGCAAGTGGGGCGGTGGCCGTCTCAAGTGCTTCACCCGTGGAACGGATGCAGACGAGAATGAATTTAATTCTTATGCGTTCGCAAAGTGGATGCAGCATGTCGGCAGCAAGGGCGTTCGTAACGCTGACTGGCTGATGCGGAACGGCATCATCAGCAAAGCCACAACGATGACGGAAGGCTCCAACCAGGACGGCGGCGCTCTGGTTCCTGAGCAGTTCGTCAGTGACATCATCAGCCTCGTTGAAGAGTTCGGAGTGTTTCGCGCTAACGCTCGAGTCATGCCGATGACTTCAGACGCGGTCATGGTGCCAAGACGTACCAGCGGCCTCACGTTGAACTGGACTGGTGAAGCTTCTTCGATATCGGCCAGCAGTGTCGGCACAGACAATGTTGAACTGATTGCCAAGAAGCCCACCACGTTAAGCCGTATCTCCAGCGAGTTGTTTGAGGATGCCGCCATTGCAGTCGGTGACTTGATCGCTCAGGAAATTGCCACGGCCTTTGCCGGTGGTGAAGATGCTGCGGGCTTCAACGGTGACGGCACTTCAACCTACGGCGGCATCCAGGGCATCATGACGAAGATTCCCGCAGGCGGGAAGATCACTGCTGCTTCAGGTAACACTGCCTTCAGCACGCTGGACATGAACGACTTCCATACGGTCACGGGTACGGTTCCTGCCTTCCCCGGTATCGTGCCTAAGTGGTTCATCAGTAAGGCCGGGTTCGCTGATTCCATGCAGCGATTGGCGCATGCACAGGGTGGTGTAACCAGGCTGGAAACTGAAGCCGGTAGCCAGATGTCGTTCCTGGGCTATGAGGTGGTCTTCACGCAGAAGCTCAACTCTACGCTTACCGCTCAAGCGTCTACGAATATCATAGCCTTCGGTGACCTGTCGATGAGCAGCACGCTGGGTGACCGGCGAGCCTTGTCCATCGCCACATCGGACGAGCGATACTTCGATACGGACGAGACTGCCATTCGCGGAACTGAGCGGGTGGCTATTAACAACCACGACTTGGGTGATGCCTCTAACGCCGGTCCCACGGTCGTTCTGGCTACGCCTAGCTCGTAAGCAAAAGACTTATATATCCGAAAGGATTTGAGATGATTCATGCGCAGAATGTAAAGTACATTTCGGTTACGCCGCCAGCGGCGATTGTTGACAACGCCAGTTATACTACTGGCGAGATTGATACGCTGGGCTTTGATTACGCCACCATTGTTTGCTACCTGGGTGCTAGTGATATCGCCATGACTGCCTTGGCAGTTACGGAATCGGATAGCTCCGGTTCGGGCCATGCTAATGTAACTGGGCTTGTCTACGGCACCAGTTCCAACATTGCCGGGTCCACCTCGTCGCTGCCCAGTGCAACCGATGACAATAAGTTCTTTGTATTTCAGGTTGATCTGAAAGCAAGGAAGCGCTACCTGGATGTGACGGCCACCGCCGGTGACGGCAGTGCTGGAACATTCGCTACCATCTTCGCGATACTCTCGCGGGGCGAGGCAACGCCTGACACTGCAAGCGAGGCAGGCGCTGCGGATGTTCTTCGAGTGTAGCAAGCAGGTGTCTCCTAAAGGCCCGGCAGCAGTAACTGAACTGGACGCTGCTGTCGGGTCTTTGGAGAACCTGGGGCCATGATATGGGCGAGGGCGATAAACGCCTTACGTTGGTGATGTGCAAGATCCTGGAGGCGTTCGACCATACGCCAGCGGGTGAATTGATTGCAATGGAAACGGGGCTGGCACACTTGTGGGCATCTCGCGGTCGAGTCAAGATCATGGATGAGCCGACTGGTAAGGGCATGGATGCCCCGCCGCGAGACAAGGCAATCAGGAAAGCGAGGAACAAATGACCTCCACGATAACAGCAGCGACCATGACGGTGACGGTCACCGAATCAATTAGCCTCAATGGCAAAGACCAGGGCGGCACCAATACGCTAACAGTTGCTTCGGTCAATGAGGTGGTGAAGCGTATTGTGACTGTTTCAACGACTGAATCGGGGCTATTAGGTTTCAGCACGGCATCATCCACCAACTTGTCTAAGTCCTATCTAGCCGGTCAATTTGACGAAGATGATGTGCGATATATACGAATCACGAACCTGGACGATACCAACCATGTGGTCTTGGTGTTCCGTTCAGAAGGCAATGCCGAATTTGCAATGGTACTGGACGCTGGGCATAGCTTCATTTGCCCCGGAGATAACAGCGGAGGAGTCAAGGACATCATGGACGCTAGCGCCTCCGCGTTAACTGTGGGCCTTGAAGACTTGGTTGATATCACTGCGGATGCGGACACTGCGTCTTGTGACTTGGAAGTCTTTGTCGCCTCGGTATAAAGGGCTTGGCAATGAGTACCACATTGATCAGTGCCGCAGCACTCACCAGCTTGGCTCGCGTCAAGCGATACCTGCGGATCACCGGCACCGGCGATGACGATCTATTAACTGAGATGATAAATACCGTGAGCGATAGGATCGCACGCATTGCCGGGCGTAAGTTCACTGCCCAAGATTACCGCGAGTTCTATAGGCCGAACAGTGACCGGGTACTTAGCCTGCACCACCGGCCAGTGCTTGACCTGTATAGAGTCGGCTGGGGCGTAGGGGATGCATTGGAAGTTCAGTACACCGGCACCGACAAGATCGCCAGCGTCTGGGTGAACAATGACGGGGTGAACCTGCGGAGCATGAGTGCAGATGGAACGATCATCAAGTCAGAAGATACCTTCGGCAATAGCCCCACATTCTCAGCAATGGCAACAGCCCTGAACGCCAGGTCAGGCTGGACGGTGACGAACAAGGTGACTGCTGATGGTGAATCGTCTGATCTGCACCGATTGAATATCACCAATGCGAAGAGTAGCGCCGTGCGGCTTACCTGGCCCGAAGAGATCCTCGACGATTACATTGTGGACTTGGAGTCGGGGCAGGTTGAATATCATCACACCTTTGGAAATATCTGGCCTGATAGTTCGCAACGGTTCGGGCGTTCGTTTCAGACCATGATGGTGCATTACCGCGCAGGCTATGCGACCGTGCCTGAATCGCTACAGAACCTCACTGATATATGGGCGGCGCGTATGTTCCACCTGGGCCGCAAAGATCCTAACTTGAGATCGGAAAGCCTGGGCGATTATAGCTACACCTTGTCCGATCAACTGAACATGGATGATGAGATCCGCGATGCCTTGCGCCCGTGGGTCGATGTGCCGGTAAGTGCCGCATGATATGGCTACGCCACCAATCCATCTTCTAGATTCGTCCATCAATACCACCAGGGTAACGGTGACCAGGGATAGCGGCGGCAGTCCCATACAGACCTTCAATGCCAGCCTGTCCAGTGTCCCTGCACGCATTCAACAGGTAAGCGCTTCGGAAGCTCTGCGCTACGGCAGGGAATCTAATCGCAGGATGTGGAAGATATTTGTAGCAACCGGCCAGGACATTGTGGAGGAGGATCAAGTGTCCTTCGTTGACTCGACCACCGGCAGCGATGTGACGCGCACGCTGCAAATCAATGAGATACGAAACCCGCAGCAAGCCGGGGTGATTATGGCAGTGATGTGCGAGGAGTCAGACTGATGGCCGTGAAGGTTGAATGGCATGGCGATGACTTCACCCGCAAGCTCGACAGAGCGCAGCGTGCTGCGTTGTCGCGGGTGGCCCGGCACTTCCAGTCGCAAGTGAAGCTCATATTGTCCAAGCATGGCAGGGGGAAGTATGGCCCGTCAAGTCCTCCCGGCAAGCCGCCAGGCGTGCGAACTGGGACGCTTCGCCGGTCCATACAGATTGATCGCTCGAAGAACAAAGGCCCGAAGCCGTCAATCCGAGTAGGCACCAATTTGATATACGCGCCCGTTCAAGAGTTTGGTGCGCGTATCAGCGCAAGCAGTGCAGCGCGGTTGGCCTTCCAGGTATCTAAGGATGTATGGCGAAGCGCGAAGACCGTGACCCTGCCGC